CTAAAAAGAGAGGGCATTGCCGATAATTTTGGCGGTGTCTTCTTGCATATCATTGGTCACGTGCGAATAAACATCTAGCGTCATTTTTATAGATGAGTGACCTAGTCGTTCGGCGACCACTTTTGGATTTACTCCGTATTTTAAGAGAACAGTTGCATGAGTGTGCCTGAGATCGTGAATACGTATCTTAGGTAATTCTGCTTTTTTGGCGACTCGATCCATAACATGAGCTAACTGTCTACCGTAAATAGGTTTTCCATCCTCTCGACAAGAGACCAACCCCCAATCATCATACCCGCCACCCATAAGCAACTTCATTTCTTTTTGCTTTACCAAGTGTTTTCTTAATTCACTGATTAAGTTATCGTCTATTGAAATCTGTCTATAGGATGAGTTTGTTTTCAAATCGGAGAAAGTGAATTGCTTTTTTTCCTCGTTATAGATGATCGCTCGGTTCACGGTGATTTTATTTCGTTCGAAGTCTATATCTTCCCATTTTAGTCCTAAAAACTCACTTCTCCTCATCCCTGTATGAGCTGCCAATAAAAGAGGGATGTAATAAAAAGGATTCTCCATTTTAGCGAAAAGTACGAACTTTTTTAACTCGCTTGGACTCCAGGTGTTCATGGTTTTCCTTCTTGGTCGCGGTAACTCAAGATAGTCGAATGGATGTTTCAAAACAAGATTAGACTTGAGCGCATATTTCATAGCAGAACCGAAAACGGTAAAAACATACTCGATATACCGTTCGCTTAAACCATCTTCTATCAGTTCATTGACATATTCTTGTCCATGATGTAGCTTTAATTCTGTAAGCTTAATTTTTCCAAATCTCGGCACGATTCGTTTGACTACAGCCCTTTTGTAGTTGACGAACGTGCTGTCTTTTACTCGATGCTTCGCAACGCTATTTAACCAGTGATCCATAAAGTCACTAATTAAAACATCTTTACTTTCAAATGTAACACCTTGGTTAAACTGATGAATGAGCTCATTGGCTTTTGCTTGAGCTTCTTTTTTTGTTTTAAAACCGGAACGAGTCTTTTGGATTCGTTTTCCTGTACTCGGATCCTTACCTACATCTACAGTGAAGGACCACTTATCCCCGCGCTTCCGGAAATAACCTTTCATTTTTACCACCTCACTTAAAAAATAAGAACGATAATCAAGTGAGTGTAAACCAACACCATCATTATCGTTCCTTATTAGAAAAATATCAATAGATTAAGAGAATCGACCTATTACATCGTATGACAATAACTCCTGTAAATCATCAACGAGCACTACATAATAATCAGTTTCATAAACAGCTTCTGGGTCGTGTTCTAGGCGTTCGAGGTCTCGTTTGAGTTGCTCGAGATTAATATCAAACTGATGATCGTGAAAAGGGCAGGAGGTAAGGGCTCCTTGGCTTACGGACAATAGTTTAAGGTCGTCATGGAAGTCCTCTTGATAGAACCTTTCATAAGGACCTTCTACGCTATATGAAAGTAATTCGTCGGCTTGGCGTGGCAACATCGCCAACTTCGGAATTAGCTCTCCGTCAATATCATCGTAGTAAATTTTTAACGTCATAGCTTAAATTCTCCTCTCCAACTTGTCTCTTTAATTGATCTAAGATTGCTATTGTTGACTTATATACTTTCCCTTTTTGAAGCGATCGGTTAATTCGATCTTGTTCTCGTTGTTGTTGTTCTGAATAAAAGGCTTCTGTTTTATTTTGTTGCCTTATAATTCGAACTCGTTCCCTGATCATAGATTCAGGTAGTTCAAATATATCTACTAATGCTCTTATCGATCTAACATCATTCATAATAGGTTCGAAAATATACCTTGGCATAGAAAGATACATAGAAATCCAGTGCGCTTGAGTTTCCTGGAGTTTTTCAAACTCAACATTCATATATCTTTGATCTCCAACATGCTGAGTAAAATGAGACATTTCGTGAAAAAAGTCTAACCTGATGTATTCTTGTGGAACCCTTGAATCTAAGTACATCAAGGCACAGTTATCATCATAAAAACATTCACTTTCGTCTTCGTGATAAATAACTTTAATTTTAAAAAGAGAGGATAAATTATCAATTGATAAATCATAAGGGGTTTGGATCCCTAGTTCTTTATAACGTTTTTCTAATGCTTGTTCTCTGATATTCGCAAAGCGCACATGACCACCACCAACAACATTTGTTTTTATTATACGAATGTATGTTCGGTTTGTAAAGAAAAAGAAAAAGCCCATATTTTGGGACTTAATCGTTTTTTTGTTGTTTTTGCCACTTTAAAAACTCGTTGAATTTCTTTTGGAGTCGCTCGGTTTCGTCATCTGTCTTTTCTCTTTTAGAGTATCCGTCCTTAGCTGCAAAACTAATAGGTGTAGTTTGATCTGTTCTTCCCAATAAATAATCGGTTGAAACCTCAAAGAAGTCAGCGAGTTTATTTAACATAGTAATATCAGGTAGATTTTCACCTGTTTCATATTTAGCATATGTCGGCCTTTTAATCCCCAGTTTTTCTGCTAACTTTTCTTGGGTGATTTTCTTGTTGTTCCTACACAATTTTAAGCGATCTTTAAATTCCATTTAACTCACCCGATTCATTTTTATCGACTAAATTTATTATAAGTGATTTTTTATCACAGTTAAATAAAATGTTATCTAAAATAACAAATACTTCTTGACTGTGATTTAAAATAACTGTAATATGTGATTATAAATAACAATAACGAGTATCGGAGGTGATATATAGTGGAACTCGTTAAAAGAAATTGGTTAGCTGAACTACGAAATGACATTGGTCTAACTCAAGAAGCAGTAGCCAAAATGGCTAAGATAGAGCGTTCGACTTACACGAAAGCTGAAAATGGTTATCCTGTTAGAGTAAAAACCGCAAAGTCTATAGCAAGTGTTCTTGGTGTAAATTGGACCCTTTTTTTTGATAATAATTGTGATTTAAAAGGACAAAGAGATGTTGTGAATCACAATTAGTATTCTACTAGTTTTTTAAATTTCCTGCTAGGAGGTATAAACTATGAAGTTTAAATCGGTGGAGGACTATCCCATCATCCTAAAAGTTGGTGATATCGCTGAGATTATTGGTGTTTCTGATCGCTCAGCTTACGAAATTATGGAAAGACCCGATTTCCCTTTAATTAGAATTGGTCGTCAGAAAAGAGTTCAAAGGGAAGCGTTCTTTGGTTGGTTAGAAGCTCAGTCCAAACTTAAAAAGGAGGCTTAATCATGCTAGTCAATGAAGTATTAGCAGCTATGCCAGAACAGGAGTCAATCGAGGAAATCATCAAGCGTTTAACAGAACGCATGATGGATAGAGCAAGAGACAATTTCGGGCACATGATTATAGAACCAACGGATTTTGTAGGCTTCTATTTTCATAAAAAGAAATTGCAAAAGTATTACACCGATCAAGGTTTTAAAGTGAAAGAGCTGGATGAGTCATTGCTAGTGGCTTGGAAGAACTAAATCTGAGGAGATGGGATATAAATATGAGCGATTTCGAAAGATTTTCTAAGCATTTGGAGATGAAACTTTCAGAGTTAAGGGCGGAGGTTGCCTTTTCTCAGGCAACCGCCAGTTCTCATTCAAATGAAATTTTTATGTTTGTTAAAGGTGAGGATGGCGAAAACATATGCGTTGGAGCCACTAGTAGTTATCATTCTGCAAGGGATAAAATGTTAACCCTCAAACCAGAATTAGATTTTTATATCTTGGTTGGCGGTACACAAATGAAATTAATTAAATATAAAAGTGATATGGATAAACTCCGTATTCGTCAATCAGACAAAGAAAAATAATTTGTCACGGCGTGCCAAGCTAGTTTTGATAAGAACGGAATTGAAACTGATGCAAGCTTACCGGAAACGCCTTTAACTTTCTTCCATATTATCGGATCTCGAATGTTATCCAAGAACGAATGGCCGTCCCAAGTGATTGCTTTGATTTCCATGTCATAGGATTGGTCGTAATATTCGTCGTACTCGGCAACAATGTAACCCGCGTCTTTTAGTTTTAATAATGAGTAGATAAAGTCTTCTTCGCCATACTTGTGGAACGATTCAAACTCTTTTATGTCAGTTAAAGTTAAATTTTGAAGAAATTCCATTTTTTCTTCAAGTTCCAACAAAGCATGACGAACACAATCGTGGTTAAGTTTCATATCTTCCACCTCCTTCTTACAAATAAGGATATCACAACGAATAGAAAGGAAGATGGTTATGAGAGGCAACATAAACTTTACGGTTTTTCACAACGCTATCTATAAATTTAGAAATGACTTGTCTTTAAACCTGGAGGAAAAGAGAGCTTTACTTAATGCTTTAGAAGAAACAATTGGGGATTTTATCCCTACAGCAGAAGAATTATTGATACAAAAAGAGCGAATTGCTCGATTGGATAATATCGATGGCAAACGGGATCCTGAAGCTTTTAATGCTCTATTAGAACAATGCAAGGGTTACGAAGATAAATACTTAAATTAAACCGAAAGGATGATAAATATGAACGCATTAGAACGTATTGAAATCGAAGAATTAGAGGAAATGGAGCTTACAGAGGAAGCGAAGGAACGCTTTAAGATCACCGATTTAGATTCACTCAACTGGGCATTCCGCAAGATCGCTGCTTTAAATGAGCAAAAGAAAGAAGCACAAGAACTCGCTAAGGCAGAAATGGAGCGTATTAAAACTTGGCTAGATGGTGAAGAGAAGCCGGTTAATAATTCTATCTCTTTCTTTGAAGGATTAATCAAACTCTATCACATGGAGCAGTTAGATAAGGATCCGAAAGCTAAAACACTGAAAACACCTTACGGCAAGTCGAAAAGTACCACTAGTAAAGCTCAACCGGATCAGCAAGATAAGGAAAAGTTACTCGCTTATGTAAAAGACTCTGGACTTACTGACTTAATCAAAGAAGAGGTCAAGTGGGGAGATTTGAAAAAGACTCTTAAGGTAGTAGAGATCGATGGCAAGCAAGTAGTTGTCGATGGAGACGGTCAATTGGTTGAAGGAGCTTCCGTTAAGCCAGCCGATACTAGTTATAAGGTTGAAGTTTAATATGAGGGTTATTGTCATTAACGGTAAACCTTATGTTGAAGATGAAAAGTATGTAGGTGGTTACAGGCCTTTAACAGCGGAAGAAGAATGGAGGTTGATTTACGATGAGTGACCAAAGTCAAATCATGAAACGATTACAAGAACCATTTCCATACTCGGATATTGAATGGAGAGTTGGCAGTACTACAAAGGATAAAACGAAAGGGTTGGCTCTTGCTTATGTAACAAATAGAGCTATTCAAAACCGTTTAGATGACATCTTTGGTCCGTTCGGTTGGAAGAATGAGTACAAGGAGTGGAAAGGTAGTTCGCAATTGTGCGGAATATCAATTAAGCATGAAGGAGAATGGATCACCAAATGGGATGGTGCGAGTGATTCTAATCAGGAAGCAGTTAAAGGTGGATTATCTGATAGTATGAAACGTGCTGCTTACCAGTGGGGCATAGGGCGTTATCTATATAAAATCCCTCAAATGTGGTGCGAGCTTAAACCTATTGGTAAGTCATATGCGTTAAAGAAAAATCCGGCATTGCCAGCATGGGCGCTACCTAAGGGGAATCAAGAAGATGCGAGCCAAAGTGAATTGATCTCACCACCAATTGAAGAGGAACCTACAATGGCCACTGATCAACAAAAAGAAAATATTAAGGGAACAATCATCGAGTTATCAGCAATGAGAAATACAGATGTTAATAACATTTACCAGGCTTTAAATATGCCTCCACTAGAGCAAGTAACATACAAACAGGCGGAAGCAGCATTAAAAACTTTGGAGAAATGGTTCAAACAGGCTCAGCAAAAGGCTGAACAATCATAAGGGGCGTCATCTTAGCGGATCCGCCGCCCCTTAACCATCTAAGGAGATGATGTATATGAGTATACCACAGAAACAATTAAGTGCTAAAGAGCAAAAAAAGATGGTATATCACATTCACCTAACAAAATCTCAATGGTTTATCTATATTCTATTCACCTCATTGACCGGATTGCTTTTGCTATCTGTAATTTATATCGAATATACGCGGTACTGAGTTTTTGAAGGATACTGCGTAACAAGTGAAAGGGTGAAAAACTTGAATAGAGAAAAGGCTAGAGAATATTTTCAAAGGTGCGATTTAGATTATTCAATGGTCGCTTTAGATGATATTGATAAATTAGTTCAGATGGTAAGCGAAGAATTACAATCTTATCTTAAATTTGGTGGGGAACACGCAAAAGGAATGGATATGAAAGCAAGCAAATTGAGAAAGAAAGATGTAAAGGTATTAAAAGACGGTCTACAATATGCACGAATACAAGTAGATGGTAGCTATTTCAAAAGACGAGAAGCAATAACCTTTAGTTCAACTGGTTTTATTGGTTTCGGTGGAGAGTTAGATGATAAGAATGTAGCACCTATTTTAAAAGCGTTTTGCAAATGGTGTGATTACGTTTCTGAAAAATCTAATGTTGCATAGTACGTTGCAAACGAAACAGTAGATTGAAGGTGAGGAAATGAATTACAACCTAACAATTGGTCAGATGATCGACACGTTACAAATTGGTCAAATTGCCAGAAATAACATATACGGAACTTATGTAACTCGAAAATCCTATGGGTTTATATGGGTTAAGAGAGATGGTTCGTGCTTAGAAAATCAGTATTTTGTGATTAGTGATCTAACGATAGATAGTAAATGGGCAATTTTATAATGCTTCGAATATAAACCGACAGAGGGCTAAAACCTCTGTCTGTGAAAGGGAGATGGACATGGAGATAGTCAATTATGGAGAGCGATGTGTATTCTGCCGAAAGCGAGAAGGGGCGTTGTTATTCGATTTCATCACTGGTCATATATGGACGAGCATCGACTTTAAAAGAACTCCTCAAACCTGCGACAGAAGAATGTGCGAACAGTGTGCTACTGAATTGAGCGAAGAATTTCATTTTTGTCCTAAGTGTATCGAAACTACTAAGGAAAAAATCATAGCTAAGGAGAATGGGCATGCCAATCACAAAAGTAAGCCGAGAAATACTTAATAGAATAGCTAAACAACTACAAGCTCAATCAGAAAAAGGACTACGAGAATACGGAGTGACGATAGATGATGCCTCAGACGATCAATATAACTGGTCAGAAGAAGCGTTAGCTGAAGTAATAGACGCATCGCAATATTTAGTTAAAGAGAATATGAGATTGCGCAGAGAGAATGCCGGTCTAAGAGCTAACGAGCAGCGGGGGATTTTATTAGCTCAAATGAGAGAGGAGAAGTGTACATGCAAGTAATAATGATAGCGCACACTCAATTAAGTAAAAGTTTCCGGGATTATCTATTCGATAGAATATCGCTCTATTTGGGTCAAGAGGGGCAACAAATCGCTTTAACAGCTATTCGGACGTGCTATTCAGCTAACAAGCCGAGTGAGATAGTGACGAAAGAAGGTCATAAGTATTTTGGTGAAAAAGCAACCGACGGCGAAAAGGGGACGGAAGCCGATCGCCTGATTCGTCAGATCGTTCACAGTAAGCATTTAAGTACGTTGGAGCATTTAACTTTTACATTCGCTGTTGAGGACGTATCCAGAGCCTTGTTGGCGCAATTGACTCGTCATAGAGTGGGTTTCTCCTACTCTGCGCAATCTCAGCGCTATGTAAAACTCGGGAGCGGCGATCGGAGCGGAGGTTTCGATAATGTTAAGCCTGCCACGATCGGAGAAAGTATTGTTCCTAAATACCAATATATGACTGATAACGGATGGAAAGATTATACCGCGAACGATGTTTTCGACCAAGCTATGAGAGATGCTCAAAACGCTTATGATAAATTGCGTAGCGCTGGCGTTCCTGCCGAAGATGCTCGTGCGGTCCTACCTAATGCAGCTACTACTAATCTAGTAATGACAGCTAACCTAAGAGCGTTGTTGGACTTTTACTCTAAAAGAAAGCCAGGTAATGGAGCGCAGGGCAAAATCGCTCAACTTGCTGTAGCTTTAAAAGATGAGGTTATTAAGGTAGAGCCTTGGACAGAATCATTCTTTAATTAGTATCTCATCCAGCTATTAAAGCGGATGTATCTGTATAAGCAAATATTAATTAGGAGGTAATCCGATTGAATTACAGCATTTATTATCGTACGTTTTTTGTTTGTCGAGATTGCGACTTTAAGTTTTCTTTATTAGGGGCTCAGGCGAAATATGAAGTAGAAGGTTACTGCCCTTGTTGCGAAGGTGATATCGATTATTTATCTGTCAAAGGGATAGAGAAATATCTTAAAGGGCTAAAGGGTGAATTGGCATATATGTAGGAGACTAAGCCTCTCCTAACAAAAGTCAGGGAGGAAAAAATGAATCTATTAGAGCAATATATTCTAGAGGTTTTTAGCGTGGAGCCATATGAATCAGATTGGACCAGTGAATTTCCTGAACGAAAATTCGTGAAGGTTAATATGAAGACCACTTGTTACGGTGTAGAGATAACCGGTGATCACATCTTCAATACAGAAGAATGGGAGAAATATCAAAAGCAAGGTTATTACATGGCATAAATGGAGAGTTCGCTCTCCTTCTCTTTTTACCACAAAAGCGAACATATTTTCGGTAATATTTACCAACAAAAAGGAGGCACCCACTATTGTGTCGAGATCCCCCCTAAATAAGTAGTATCTGGTTGTCTTTGTAGCTGTTGGTTAATCATTAGATTCCTCTTGGATGATTAATAGCTCATGGATTTGGCAATTAAGTACCTGGCACAAAGTGATTAAAGTATCGTAATGAACTTGGTTATTCTCGTTACGAGCAAACTTATCAAGTGTACGACGGCTCATTGTATGTCCTTGTTCTTGGATCATACGATGCAACTCGGAAACGCTGTTGATTCCTCTTTCTGCCATTAATATTTTTAAGCGATTTTTCATAATCATGGTTCTTTCCCTCCGAATGATATCTTATGGTAATCATTATATTAAATTTTATAATTATTATACAGTATTTTATAACTTTTGTAGTAAAAATGAGTCTTTATACCTATGTTAATTCGGTTGTTAGTTAACTACCTTTGTAGTAAAATTATAAATGAAGGTAGGAAAGTGAGGTGAAGTTATGAAGCTCAGACACAACCTTCGAGTACTGATGGCTAAGAAGCGAGTCAAATCTCTGAAACAATTGAGTGAATTGATCAACTACGATTACGCAAAGATAGTTCAATTCAACAATTACAACCAGAACAAAATTGACCCAATTCTTATCACGAAACTTTGTGAGTTTTTCGGATGTACTCTTAAAGACCTTCTCTTCTTGTATGAAGGAGATGATGGGACAAACGATGGTTTCCCAAAAAAAAGAAAATGTTCTTAGGATGGAGGGGAGGGAATGGATCAAGCAACACGACAACTAGAAGCTGCTCTCGTTAAATTCTTGCGAGAGTTCCAGAAAGAGAGCAGTTCTCCTGTTGCTGTAATTAGTAACTGGGAGAAAGGAACAATTCAATTACAAGTAGGAGGTAAGTAGATGAATGAATTAATTACCACTAACCACAATGATGATGGTGAAATCATAATTAGTGGTCGTGAATTGCATGAGTTTCTAGAAGTCAAAACCGATTATAAAGATTGGTTTCCTCGAATGGTAACTTATGGGTTTGAAGAGGGTTTAGACTTTAGCTCATTTTTGAGCGAAAGTACAGGAGGAAGACCAAAACGCGATCACCATATAAAACTTGATATGGCGAAAGAGATTGCGATGATCCAGCGAACTGAAAAAGGGAAGCAAGCCAGACAATATTTCTTGCAGTTAGAAAAAATGTGGAATAGCCCTGAAATGGTTATGAAACGAGCATTGCAATATGCTGATCAGAAAGTTCTTGAGATGAAGCTAGAGATTGAAAAGCAACGTCCCAAGGTTCTTTATGCGGAAGCTGTCACCGTTTCGAAGGATACAGTGTTAGTGAAAGATTTAGCTGCGACATTAAAGCAAAAAGGAATCGACATTGGTGAGAAGCGCTTATTCGAGTGGTTAAGAGAAAATGGCTATTTATGCAAAAAGAAAGGCGAAATGCGCAATATGCCAACTCAGAAATCATTAGATCTCGAAATCATTGCCATTAAGCACGGTTTGCGTACTGGATCGGATGGAGAAATGAAGAAGACGAGAACTCCAAAAATCACTGGAAAAGGTCAGATTTATTTTATAAACAAGTTTTTAGACACACGAAAAGAAGCCTAATGCTGGGAACATTAGACTTCAGTAAAAATAATCCGTTGCAAAGACTTCCTGTACTTATTATATACCATTTTGTCTATTTTGAGTACAGGAAAATGCGGATTATACGAAATTTCAGCACGAAGGAGTGTATAGCATGGCAGAAGTAAAGTGGATCAAGCTATCTACTCAGATGTTTGATGATGAAAAAATCCGGTTGATCGAACAAATGCCAGAAGCCGACACAATCTTAATCATATGGGTGAAGCTTTTAGCGCAAGCAGGAAAGACAAACGCTTCTGGATATATTTACCTAAGTGAGACAATTCCTTACACAGAAGAGATGCTTTCTACGATCTTTAATCGTTCATTACCTATAGTGCGATTGGCAATTTCTACCTTTCAGCAGTTTGGAATGATTGAAGTTTCTGACGATAATTTCATTTCAATTGCTAACTGGGATAAGCACCAATCCGTTACTGGGCTTGATAAAATCCGAGAACAGAACAGAAAAAGAGTTGCTGAACATAGGAAAAAGAAAAAGGAATTAGGATGTAACGTTACAGGTAACGGTGATGTAACCGACATAGAAGAAGATTTAGATAAGAATAAGAAAGAGAATAAAGATATACCTTTTGTCGAGATAGTAAACTATCTCAACGATACAGCTTCTAAAAATTATCGTTATTCCACTAAGAAAACGAAAGACCTGATAAAAGCTAGATGGAATGAAGGTTTTACACTAAATGACTTCAAGAGAGTTATTGATATCAAGTGTAAAGAGTGGCTAAACAATCCTGAAATGAACAACTATCTTCGCCCGGAGACTTTATTCGGTACTAAGTTTGAAGGATATTTAAATCAAAAGGAGGGTGTACCAAGTGCAAGCGTTGAGCCTAATTATGACGGATACAACTTCGACAAGGAACTTCCCCAAAATTTCTAGTGAACGTTGCCAAGGTATTCAGAATGGACAAGCTTGCAACAGATTCTTATTCATCATAGATGGCAAGAAAACGTGTCCTGCTTGTGACGTATTCGCAGAAGAAAATAGGAAGTTAGAAGATGCAAGTATTCAGGCATGGCACAGAAAAGAAACGGATAAAACAATGGCGGTCTTTAATCAAGAGAGTTTAGTCAATGAGAGATTAAAGAAAGTGACATTTGAAAGCTATGAACCTTTGAATCCTGTTCTTGAAAAAGCCAAGCGAGCAATGATCCGCTATGCTGAGAATTTTTCGAAAGATAATCCGGTTCCACTCATTCTTAAGGGTGAGTATGGACTGGGAAAAAGTCATCTAGCCTATGCAACAGCAAAAGAGATTGCAAAGAAAGGTTATACATGCATCTTTATTAGCGTCCCCAAGCTTTTAACAAAAATTAAAGGTTCATACGACAGGGGTTCAGAAACGTCTGAATTAGAGTTACTTGAAGCGTTAGAAAAGGTTGATTGCTTAGTTTTGGATGATATCGGTGCGGAACAAACGAAATTGACAAGAGAAGGGGAAGTATCTTGGTCAACATCTAAGCTATTTGAAATCATAGACGCGCGGATCGGGAAGCACACAATATTCACTACTAACTTAGATGATAATCAGATGAAAAAGCACCTGGGGCCAAGAAACTTTAGTCGGCTAATGGAAGATGTTCATCCTATTAAATTGATTGGTGAAGATTATAGATTAAGAAGATTTAAAGATTAGGAGTGTGGATATGAATCTAACAGAGTTATATACCAAGCAAGCATCAATAAGGGAAGAGTGTATCGCTAAATTTGAAGCAGGACAAATGACAACGGAAGAATTAACCTTGCTTATGAATCAAAGCTGGCAAGCTGGTCGTGAAGTAGGTAAAGCACAAGCGGAAACGGAGAGCCTTTTCAGAGAGGCGGGTTTACATGGGCAAGATCAACGTTGGTCATCAAGTAAATCTAGGGGAGCGTAGAAACATCTACATCCCTTTAGATGACATTGATTGGATATGGGATGAAGATGAATTGGAAGCGTTTCGGCATATGTGGGCAGCAGGACGAAGCATTGAACAAATTGCCAAGTATTTTAAACGTAAAGACATAGATGAAATTGTCGTTGTGGTCTTGGATCAGGCGAGAAAAGACAAGATCAAGCCGAGGGAAGGAGGCGTATTTTCGTGAGTAACAGACCAACGTTAAATAGTTTTCGCTCTAGCAAAGACATGAGGTTTGGTAATAAGGTAGCTGAATTCGATAACAGCGTAAAGGAATACAAGTTGTCTGAAGAGGAGTTAGAAAAATATCGACAAGCTGAAGTGAAAAAGCCGGTAAAGAAAAGAGGAGATGGGGATATGGCAAAGCAACCAAAGGTGATTGGTTATGCAAAGTATAAGGAGCTGGAAGCAAAAGTAGAGGTTTTACAAAAGAAGTTAGAAGAGACAAACAAGAAAGAACACGGAGAAGTGGGTTGTGAAACCGAAGAAAGAAAGGCGTTACAGACTTGTTATTATGAGGTTCAACGTTTAGAGAATTTCATCTCCAAAAAATACAGCGATGAAATAGGAAAGGGTGATCCGACGACCGGAGAGAGTGCAGTGGAAGTGGCTATAAGGTTACTAAAAGAGCAAAAAGAACAAATTGTAGAAGCTGCCATTGAGTATGAGGAGCTGGACCAGGAGCGAAGAAAGTTGCTTGAGAAAATAGCTAAATCACAGCAGCCCCCTTTTGATATCGAAAACTATTTAACTGATGATATGAAACAAGTAATTGCTGAACGTGACGCTCTTAAACAACTAGTTAAGGTGGTCTATCAATGAAACAAACTTCTGAAATGACTACAGCGGATTGGTTGGAATGGCAAAAAGAAGTGATTCGAGAAGAGTTAAAGGAAGAGGTAACCAATATCGAGGGGTGATCTTGTGAGATTGGACCAGCAACCTGTTAGAGCAGTACCTAAAGTGACAAGGAAGCCGAATCGGAAGAAAAAGAAGGTTGAACTATACAAGGGTGTTAAGGTGCCTTCTAGAAAAGCACGAGGGCAGATCGATAAAAAGAATTACGACAAAGCGATGGAAAAATACGAATACCAATGTGCGGAATGCGGAATATCTGTAGGTTTAGAAATGCATCACATTGTATTCAGAAGCGATTCAGGGCGAAAAGGATGGAGAAATCTCGTGCCTCTCTGTAAACTGCATCATGACTTCTGTCACGAGAAATTTCCGAATAAGGAATTGCGGGAGACTTACTCTGGTTGGTACGCGGATATGTGGAGAGAGAAGCATGAAATGTTATATGGACCATTCTTTGCAGCTGATAAATATGACCTCTGGAAAGCGGGGTTAATTCCAAATTGTACAGACCAGGCATTCGATAGTTTCATGGATTGGGAAGAGGTGAAAGCTTGTGACTCGCTGGGTCGTTGAATCTACAGATGCAGGACTAGTAATTGTTGTGGTATATGAGCCAGGAATGAAGAAAGAGCAAGTTAAGAAAGAGTTGAGAGGAAAACGGACGGCGCTGGTACCTGACGGTGAGGGGTATCGGTTTAAGTGATAGTCGAAGGAAACTGTGCATTAAGGAGTGAGACAAAGTGAATTTAGAAGAAGTTAAAAAGAGTGATTATAGTTGGGTGTTGGAATATCTCAAAAGGGAAACTGTATTTGATGGTCAGCGGATAGAGGAGCAGATAAATTGGCTTATAGAGCAGGCTGAACGTGTTGAAATATATAAAAAAGCATTAATGGAAATCGGAGCAAAACACGAACCTCCTGCAAGTAAGATTGCTAATGAAGCTCTTTGGAGAGCCGATTATGAAAGAAATAAGTAACTGAACAGTTCGTAAAAACTGACTTATACCCTTTTAAGACCATTTATAAAAGGTGTATAAGAATCCAACTATACAGTAACATGTCAAATTTAATAAGACAAGGGGTGTGAGATAGATGATCCATATCAAACATTGTCCTCAATATACGGATGTCTATAAAGGCAACTGGATCGTAGCGAGGATTTATGAAGATGGCAATGGAGGAAAGTTTGTAAAGGTGTTAGCGGATGGATATGATGCGGTAGCTGCAAGTGAGGCTGAGGCATTGAGCATAATTAAAGGACGAGTGATGTAGATGGGAAAACAATGCCGAGTTGATGGTTGTTATAAGGATGTTGTCGGTCTTGGTTATTGTTCAATGCATTACACGCGACTAAAAAGGTATAACGATCCACTTTTTCCGGGATTGAATGGTGGTAATAGACCTAAGAAAATCAAATTCAAAGAAGTGGAAGGTTGTTTTGTCTTAACCTCTCATAAATTGAACTCTGGTGGTTATTCGGAAATTAGGATAAGAGGAATTACTAAAAAGGTACACCGCCACGTTTATGAACAATGTTTTGGAGAAATACCTGAGGGTTTGGTTGTTAGGCACAAATGTGACAATCCATCTTGCGTTAATCCTGAACATTTAGAAATAGGAACTCAAAAAGATAATGTTCGTGACATGATGTTGAGAAATAGGCACGTTAAGGGTTCTAAAAAATCTGCGAGTAAGTTGAAAGAAACAGACGTTATAAATATTAAAAGGTTATTAAAAAAGGGATGCACTAATGTTTATATCGCTAGTTTATATAAAGTTCATAATAGCGTGATATCCGAAATAAAACATAAAAAAATATGGACACATGTCGAGGTGGTAAATTAAGTGAATAGATCAATTATTGTCGGTCGTCTTACTAGAGATCCAGAACTTAGATATTCCGGGCAGGGGGTTGCCGTGTGTAACTTTACGGTTGCTGTTAATCGCCCTTTTGATAAAGAAAAAGCGGATTTTATTAATGTAGTTTGCTTCAAAAAGACTGCTGAAAATGTAGCAAACTACTTGAAAAAAGGTAGCTTAGCAGGGGTAGACGGACGGATTCAAACAAGGAGTTATGACAATAACGAAGGACGCAGAGTTTTTATTACAGAAGTTGTAGCAGAAAGTGTGCAGTTCTTAGAGTCTCGTGGAAATGGTGGAGGTCAACAGCAGCAATCGAATCAGCAGCAAAATAATTACCCAGATCCATTCGCTAATGATGGACAACCGATAGATATCTCAGATGATGACTTGCCGTTTGGATAAACGAATTTAGGAGGTTATTATGGCTCATTCGTATGTTAGAGGGGATAAGGTACCTAAGAGTATTCCTTTCATGAAGCAGCTTCCAGTAGGGATTAAGGAAAAGAGCGTTAAGAAAGGCGACGCTATCTATGTTGATGGTGTCCCTCATAAAGTAACAGCGATTATCGGAATTGAGTTAAAAGGGCACTATGTGCAGGTTATCGGAAAATGTAAACAATTAGAGGTGAAAGAATGAATCTTCAGCGCTTATTCGAGAAACAGAGAGAATTAAAAGAGAAAATCGATTATGAAGGAATTGACAAGTACGAGAAATTGACGTTGGCTTTCATTGTTGAAATGGGTGAATGTGCTAATGATTGGCGTGGGTTCAAGTATTGGAGTCGAAATACAGAACCTAAAGAAACTCTTCTTGAAGAGTATGTAGACGGGTTACATTTCGCTTTAGAAAAAGGTATTGAATTGTTAGATTCAGAAGAAATCATGATGTTGCCCTCTTACTCCAATATGGCAATTGAGAAAAAAAGGAATGTAACAGAACAATTCAAAATGATTATATTAGCTGCTATACAGTTAGAGGTATTACGTGAAGAATCTTCTTCATATTTAGATGAGGAATACACCGTATTTTTAGAGGTTTTCTTAGGTCTTGGAGAAATGCTTGGCTTCACATGGGAGCAGATCGAACGAGGTTATTTAGATAAAAACAAGGTGAATCACGCAAGGCAAGAAAGCGGGTATTAGTATGAACAAAAGCTTTATGATCTTTGTCATAGTAGGTCGGTCGAGATGGTCAGAAGAAGCTCTTATGCAGAAGACGGATGAAGAAATAGAAAAGATCTATAACGACGTAATGGAAAAGGAAGAAGCAAATGGCACGAATCAGAAGTAAGAAGGTTAATTATTATGGTCACACATTCGATTCGGTGGCGGAAGGGGAGTTTTACCTCTCCCTTCGCTCAGATCCAAACGTGCAAGACATCATCCTGCAACCTCAATACACTCTCATAGGGGCGTTTGCTGTGCCGTGTGGCAAATGTAACGGAACAGGAAAGGTAAAGTCTAGGAAGACCGCTAACGAGGTACAGTGTCGCTCCTGTAAAGGCGCAGGAGAGAGTAAGCGTAGACCTTGGACATACAAAGCGGACTTCCTTGTGATCTATAAAGATGGCCGTCAAGAAGTGATCGATGTAAAAGGGGGATTCACTGATGCGAAATTCCCTTACGTTAAAAAGATGTTTGAATATAAAACTGGTCAAGAGTTGATCGTTTGGAAGAAAACGAGAACAGGATGGAAAAGAGGTTAGGAATGAATTGGATTGAAAAAGGACAAGTAGTGTCGTTCTTTATTCTAGTGGGATTTTTAACAGTTATGTTAGTGAGGTGAGGAAATGACTGAGCAACAGTTAACCGAATATGTAAAAGAGTTGCAAATCATTCAAAAAGAGATCGAGTATACAGATAATTCGGACTTACAATCTCTTATTCTTTTACTCTCTAAACGCTTAGTGCTAGTTGGTAAGATCTCTGCTTCTTTATCTGGTGATTATAAAAGGATCTACGCAAGACGAAAGCAAATGCACGCTGAAGCTTACATACGGGCCACTAAGAATAAAGCGGCAATGGCTGAACTAGCGATAGTGGAGATCAGAGAGAAGGAAGCGGAAGCGTATGAGGATATGAAACGGTGGAATAACGCATTTGATAGCACAAAAGAAGAGATTAATGCTCTGAAATATAAGGTGAAAGTAGGAATCGCGGACGGATCCGGACAGAACTTCTAGGAGGAATACATGTTAATAGCATTTCAAATTATTTTACTTATCCTGACCCTAATATGTGGATTGGGAGCCATTGCAGAAAAGAAAGAGGGGCATAGGAAGCAGATTGTCGCTATCTTATTAGCCGCCGTAGTAGCTATGCTTATAACAATTTATTTCTAGGAGGCCAAAATGGACTATCTCATGTTTTGTGATTATTGTGGAATGCCGAAAACTATACCTGGGCACATCATGAGAGAATATTTCTGGATAGCGTCACATGTTTATTGTAGCAGCTGTAACAAGCCAAACAAAATACCGCAAGAACTACAGTATATAGCAATGCAAATGAGGGGGAATTAAACCATGTCAAAAGCCATGTTACTCTATAAGGATTTGTTAACAGAGATAGAAATCTTAGAGATACAGAAAAGAGGCGTTGAGCGCGAATATCAAAACATCTATAACAAGTCTCTCATGGTAAAACCTAAAGGCGTCAGAGCGGTGGATTATGGCGCTGAGAGGGTAACTGGCGGGCTTGTACAAATTCCTTTTTATGATGCGATAGGGAAAGTTGAACAGGTAAAGGAGAAATATCGAGAAATCGAGCAAGAACTAGCGCTGAAATATCGGTTAAGGGACGAGATCAAAGAACACATAGAGCAACTTGAAGGGATTGAGTATCAGGTGGCGCGCAAGAAGTGGATCGAGAATAAAAGCTTGGCTGTAATAGCGAAAGAGCTCAGTTTTAGCGAGATACACATCAAAAAGATTAGCGCGAAGTTAGAGAAGAAGCGGACTGCGGTAGAGTGTTAAGCTGATGATGAGTCGCATCGGAAGGATACTACGAAGAAAAGAAAGGGTGAAAGATATGAGATATTACAAGCATTATAAAGGCGGTATTTATAAACATATCGGTATAGCTAAACATTCTGAAACACAAGAAGAAATGGTTATTTATCAAGGTTCAGACGGTCAAATGTGGGCAAGACCTAGTTCGATGTTCAATGAACTAATCGTATATCCAGAGGGGCAAGAAGTTGAACGTTTCAGGCCTCTTGGGAATGAAGTTCCTAAAGAGGTTTCAGAAAGCTTACGTATGAAGTTTGGGAAGTACAAAGGGTATTATGAATGGGATTTAGCGGTTGAATGGTTTCAGACCAGTAATGATGCTTTCTTTGAAAAATACGGCTTTAATTTTGTACCTAAAGGTAGGTTGTTTGAAGAGGCAAGAGAGTATGTTTATTGGAACGGCAGAAATAACATACAACAGAATATAAACATTGAGATTAAACAACCCGATTTAGCTCCTAGTGATGTCTTGAAAGAAATAACAAAAAGTCTAGCTAAAAGTAGTTTTAATAAAATAGGTTACTGAATAGTTCGGTCAATTTGTATACTATGGGTATACTGAAATGTTGTAAAATCCTGATATACTTATAGTATGGAAGAAATTCCAAAAAAACGCATGGTTATCTTCGACAAGATTGCATGTAGTTGATTGTCTAAAGAAGGCGACTCCTAACGAGCGGGAGTTGCCTTTTTCATGCCTCTATCGTCTAACGGTAAGATAGCTGATTTGTATTCAGTGGATGCGGGTTCGATTCCTGTTGGAGGCTTCGTTATCGGTGGCGGAATAGGTAGACGCTAACAGAGGTATAGGAGTGTCGTAGTTGCATACTGCCCTCTATAAATGCAATAAATATACTCTATGCAAGGTGCAAATCCTTGCCCGATAAACGGTGGAGAAGGTTGCCGTATTAATTCCTTCGAGTTCTAATCTCTTCCAATCTCGTTAAAATATCGAGGTTGCATCCTAGGTTATAGAGAAAAGAACAAATGAACGCTTGCTCTCTGTCGGATCGGGGTTATCTCGGTCGGTCTCAATGTGCCACATTGGGTACTCAAGCAGAGAGGGGGCGTTTTATTTTAGCTCATGCACCAAGTTGTGCAAGGAGACAGCTGGACACGTAATGCGTGCACCGGCTTTTTTATTTATTGCCTACAGCACATTGCCTATAGTGGTGAGGGGGATTCCCTCTGTGCTGTAGAGAGTGAATAAAAGGAGGATAACGGCAATGAAGGTAATTTTATCAGTGTGGTTAATTATATTTGGTGGGATGTTCTGTGATGCCGTTGTCGAGAAGCCGTTAAGATTAAGGGATTACACATTTATTGGATAACTAGAAGGACTATTGTCTCCTTTTGTCGAATTGTAGGGTGAAAGGAGGGGAGATCATGAGAATATTGCTTGTTATGGATAGTGGTAAGGAATATGAGATTGTTGATGATAATTCTAGTGTAGAAGAGTTTTTATCTAATTTGAGAACTGACTTAGGGGTTTTGAAGAACGGTTTATTGAGATACCCAACTAAAAGAGACGTTTATTTTAATCCAACTCACTTATCCTCAATTGAAGTGATAGAGGATTAAGGGGAGTGATTTGAGATACATTAACGAAGGCTACTCAGTATATGGGTGGTCTTTTTTAGTGTGTTGAACCTATAATTCCTTAGAAAGTGGTATAATTAACCACAAACAAAAGTAACAAGGGGGGTGAGGAGAATGAAGAAGGTATTATTACTTTTATTATCTTGTATATGGGTATTGGGGGCATGCGGAGCGGATGCCGAAGAAGTAGTGAGTGAAGATGTTGCAGAGAAGAAAACCGAAATGACTGATACTGAAGCGTTAAATTATCTTGAGCAGATCACTTATCGATACATCGAAGGAGTAAATGAAGAGAATGGCAGTTTTGAACAAAAGAGCGCATTGCAAGCAGGGTTAAGGGCGTGTGACACTGTAATCGCAGAAATAGAAGAAGAGTACGGCGGGGATGTCACTGTCGCATCCGAAATAATTGATTTAGCCAACGGTGTCAAAAACACAATGCGAGAAGTGTTAGATGGCAATTACGATGACCTGGAAGATAAGAATTATGCAATAGGTGTATTGATTGGAAGCATATCCGAAGAATACTTAGATGGGGAATTACCTCCAACGTTAAAATATGGATTAGAGTTGGACGGAAAGTGACTAACGCTTGAAAAGAGGGGTGCCTTATGAGGTATCTCTCTTTTTGTGTGTTAAAGAATCAACCTATCCGAATAGTTAGGAGATGAGTGGTGATGTAGATGGCTAGACAACGTGATCCTAGAAGAGATGAAGCATTTGAGATATGGAAGAAGAGTAAGGGTGAAAAGAAGCTTAAGGATATTGCTGCTGAATTAGGTGTATCTGACACTCAGGTGCGTAAGTGGAAGAGTCAAGATAAATGGGAACCAGCAAAAGGGAACGTTACTAATTCGAAAAGTAACGTTACTAAACAGAAAAACGTTCCAGTTCCAGTTATAGAGAATGATGATCTTAATGACAATCAAAAAATGTTCTGCCTTTATTATCTAAAGTATTACAATGCGATTAAGGCTTATCAGAAAGCTTATGATTGCGATTATAAATCTGCTCATTCGAATGCTCATCGTATGATGGCAAATGAAGGCGTAAGAACGGAAATACAACGCCTGAAAGCTGAACAGCAATCAGGCGTTTTTTTAGATGCTCAAGTGATATTGCAGAAGTACATGGATATTGCTTTCGCTGATATAACCGACTTCCTCACATTCGGAAGGAAAGAAGTTGAAGTTGATAAGGGTGAGAATGGCGAACCGATCATGGTTGAAGTTAACTATGTGGAGTTCAAGAACTCTCATGCTGTTGATGGAACGATAGTGACTGAGGTAAAGCAAGGGAAAGACGGAGTATCCATAAAGCTCGCTGATAAGATGAAAGCTCTTGAAAAGCTAGAGAAATATGTAGAGCTGCTGTCAGATACGCAAAAGAGCAAGTTAGAAGAAGAGAAGCTATTAGCCGAAACGGTCTTAACCAAAGCCAAAGCCGAGCTTGTTAAAGGGTCAAAGAAAGATACGTCCTTGCTTGAAGCTCTTATTAATCTTAGGAGTGAGAGCGAATGATTGTATTTTCTCCTAAACAAAAGCAGATTATCACCGCTCCATACGATGTGACATTAGAAGTAAATGAAGGTACTCCCCGCTCAAGTAAAACGACGGCGGGTGTTTTTCGTTATGCGGACTACATTGCTGGTACGAGAGATGAGAATCACCTTATCGTCGCCTATAACCAAGAGCAAGCCTTTCGGCTCTTTATGGAGTGTGATGGTTTTGGACTCATGCATATATTTGGTGATCTGGCCAAGATCAAGCATGACGAAAATGGAGATCATTTGCTAGTTGATACGCACAATGGGCAAAGGAAGATCTACTACAAAGGTGGAGGGAAAGCAGATAGCAAGAAAGCCATTACTGGTATGTCGCTTGGATCTGTAGCCTTTTGTGAGATCGACTTGCTCCACATGGATATGATACAAGAGTGCTTCCGTCGTACTTTTGCTGCTAAAGATCGATATCATCTAGCGGATCTTAACCCTCCTTCTCCTAATCATCCGGTGATTAAAGAAGTATTTGAGGTTCAGAAAACTCGTTGGGTGCATTGGACCATTGATGATAATCCGATCATTACAGGTGAGCGTAAACAGGAGATACACGAAACACTCAAAAAGAATCCGTACCTTTACAAGCGAGATTGGCTAGGGCAAAGGGTAATCCCTTCGGGAGTTATCTATAGCATGTTTGACATGAAGGACAATATCAAACAGAAGCTTGAAGGTAAGAAGATTGAAATGTACTTCTCTGGTGATGGTGGTCAGAGCGATGCTACTAGCGTGAGTTGTAATATTGTCACAAGGCACAAGGGGAAGCAAAGGCAATATGATTATAAATTGAACAGGGTTGCTCATTATTACCATAGCGGTTCTGATACTGGTCAAGTAAAGGCAATGAGTACCTATGCTAAAGAAATCAAGACTTTCATCTTATGGTGCCAAGAGAAGTTTGATATAGTTCGCTCGGAAGTGTTTATCGATCCTGCCTGTAAGTCTTTACGAGAAGAGTTACATCTGTTGGGGGTCGTAACGAGTCCAGCTAACAATAACTCGAAGGATATCAAAGGATCATCAAAGGGAATTGAGGTTGGAATTGAGCGGATGCAGAGTGCTATCACAAACGAACAATTCTTACTGCTAGAAACAGAAGAGTATGATCACTACAACTTTATCAAAGAGATAGGGATGTATTGTCGCGATGATAATGGCAAGCCGATAGACGCTAATAACCACGCATTGGATGAAGCGAGATACGCAAATAACTATTATTACAGAAAATACGTGCTGTAAGAGGTGGTGAGCGTGTGATAAAAGGAATTATTTCAAAGGTTAGGAGGTTGTTGCAGAGAATGGGTATAACTAAGCATATAAAGAGCTTGTCGCAACTAAAACAGATTCCGATGGATGATGAGTATTATAAACACATCGACAAGTGGAAGGCTCTCTATCAAGGCTATTTCAGCGACTGGCATGATTTGCAATATAATACAGTCAATGGCACGAAAAAGCGCACTATGGCGACGCTAGGGATGCCAAAAGTGGTAGCTCAGGAGATGGCTTCACTTATTTTTAACGAAAGATGTGAAATCAATATATCTGATGAGGGATTATCCAAGGAGATTACCAATGTTTTTGAGCAAAACAAATTCGTCAAGCGATTCCAAGACTACCTTGAGTTTCAGTTCGCGCTTGGCGGCATGGTAATCAAACCTTACTTTAGTGATGGCCAACTTAAACTTTCTTATGTGACTGCTGATTGCTTCGTTCCGCTTAGTTGGGATAACCAAGGTATACATGAGGCGGTATTTCCTAACGAGATACGTAAAGGCGACAAAAGGTACACGCATCTGGAATGGCACTTGTGGGAAGGTAAGGAATACGTCATTAAGAATGAGTTGTTTGTAAGTGATAACAACAGCGATCTAGGCAAACAAGTTCCGTTATCTGTACTTTACCCTGATTTAGAGGAAGAAGTAAGGATAACAGCTTTCAAACGCTCTAACTTTGTTTATTTCCGTCCTAACGTCGCTAATAACATTGATATGCATAGCCCTCTTGGTATCTCGCTCTTTGCTAATGCCTTAGATACGCTAAAATCGCTTGATATTGCATTTGATAGTTATCAACGTGAGTTTAGATTAGGCAAGCGACGCATTATCGTTCCTGCTTCTGCTGTAAAGATGGTTGTGGATGGACAAGGGAATATGGTCCGTTACTTTGATGCGGATGATGAGGTTTATCAGGCGATGGGATCAGGCGGTATGGATGATCAAAAAATTCATGACAGTACCGTTGAGTTACGAGTCGAGGAGCATATAGCTGCTATTAACTCTTTATTAAATCTCTTAGCGACACAAACAGGATTCAGCACAGGCGCTTTTACTTTTGATGGGAAGAGCATGAAAACAGCCACCGAGGTAGTTAGTGAGAATAGTAAGACGTTTAAGTCGAAACAGTCTCATGAGAACGTAATTGAAGCGGGGTTAACCGAGCTAATCGACTGCGTCATTCAAACTGCCGAATTGTACGAGTTGTTCAGTCGCCCGAAAGAAAATTGGGATGTGACGGTTACTTTCGATGACTCAATCGCTGAGGATAGGGCAGCTGAGATTAATAAGCAAATTAAGATGGTTGTCGGAGGGTTGCAAAGTAGGAAGCGAGCGATCATGAAGGTGCATGGTGTGACAGAAGATGAAGCGATGGTGATATTGAAAGAGGTCGAGAATGATCAGTCGGCGTTGTATCCTAGTTTCGATAAGGTGGCTGAAGAACATCTATTAGGTGATGAGGAGTGATTGAATGGATCTTGAGCGTCCGAAAATCACACCTACTCAATTGGATTTGTGGTCCAGTAATATGGGAGAGCTTTATAATTCGCTTGAAGGTGAGATAATACGGATCATCATTAAAAGATTGAACAGTGGTTCGAATGACATTACCTACTGGCAAGCTCAGAAACTATCAGAGTTGCGATTGTTTAATAGTGAGGTCGCAAAGCATCTAGCAGAAGTGACAAATGTTGCGGAAAGTGAAATCAGACGCATGTTTGAGGATGCGGGCAGGGGAATGGTGCAAGATGTAGATAGAGCAATGCCGTATGGAACTCTGCCTCAGCCCAATAATTTAGATGACGTATTGAGAGGGTACTACAATCAAGCGTGGGGTGATATTGACAATTATGTTAATCAGACGCTTATCACCGCTGCTTATGGAGCAGGAACAGCTCAAATGGCTTACAAAAACACATTAAACCGTACCGCCGCTTTATTTAATACAGGCATCTATACGCTTGAAGAGTCTGTCGAACGCTCAATAACCGAATTAGCACAGAATGGTATTCGCACCACGTTGGCTGATAGTAGAGGGCGCTCGTTGAGCCTTGAGGGCTATGTTAGGACAACACTGAAATCTACACTAGGAAATACCTTCAATGAAGTGAGAACGGAACGTATGGGCGAATATGGAGTGCATACCGTGGTTGTTACTAGTTTAGTAGGTGCGAGGGATCAATGCTCTTTAATCCAAGGGCAAGTTGTTGATTTACGTCCTATGGAACAAATACCTCCAGATAGCGAATACCGATCCATTTATGACCCTTATTGGCAAGCGGAATATGGAACAGTAGGTGGGCATCGAGGGGCGAATTGCCGGCATTCACATATCCCATTCGTCCCGGGAGTTAATACTAACAATCAACCTCATTATGATGACGAGTTGAACGAAAGAGTATATGAAGCACGAAATACTCAACGGAGAATCGAACGTGAGATTGTTAAATATAAGAAAAATCTCATGGTAGCAGAGGGATTGAAAAGTGATAAGGTGGATTATTGGAAGATGATGGTTAAGCGTAGGCAAAGTGCTATGAGAGAGCATTTGAGCAAGAATGGTGAGTATTTGAGGCGTAACTATAAAAGGGAAAGAGTGTATACGCCATTGGATACGTTGTTAGAAGAGTTTTCTTATGATGATTAATTAGGGGGGATTGGATTGAAAAGAGTAGAGCATGATTTATTAACGAATAAGTATACAGAGGTGTATCGCGAAGAAAAATTTAAATTTAATGCACCTCATCAATTCGAGGTAAGGGCAACGAATGGGTTCGAACAAAGCGGAAATCAAGACGTATTACAACGAATACATTTCCAAGAGGGTCCAATCAAAGAAAATGGCGTCAATGGTGTTTGTAACGAAGATTTAATTGCTATGGTTATTTGCCGACTTGAGCATTTCAATCAGACTGAATTTCGCTGTCGCGAAAACTCGATGGCTATTACCAAGTTAGAAGAAGCTTTGTTATGGTTACGAAAACGAACAATAGGAAGAGAAAATAGAGGCGTTGAAGGAACACATATTAAATAACTTACACCTATCGGTCATCTGTAGGTGTTTTATTATGCCTTTTATTCGGCAAGGCGTTAAAGAAACGAAAGGACAAATACCCTTATGGGAGGTTATGAACGATGGAAAAATATATGAAGGTTAATCAACCGACCTCAAAGGTTGAAGGTAGGAAGTCTTTTATTTCTATGAAACTGCAACATTTCAGTGAACCGCCAGAAGGAGGAGAGGGTACGCCGTCTGCTGATCCGGAACCACCTACAGATCCGACACCGAGTGATCCACCTGCTAATCCGCCTAAGAGTTTCAATCAGGATGATGTGAATGGGATTGTTGCTAAAGAGGCTAAGAAAGCTCAGGAGAAGTTATTGAAGCAACTCGGTATTGAAGACTTTGAAAATGCAAAAGACGGAATGGCTAAGTTTCGTGAATGGCAGGAGTCACAGAAAAGTGAGCAACAGAAGCAAGCGGAGCGGTTACAAGAGCTAGAAACCAACTATTCTACTGCTAGTGAGGAGAATACCAGTTTAAAAGCGCAAATTAGCGCGATGAAAGCCGGAGTCCTTGCTGAATCAGTAGAGGATGTTGTAACACTAGCGAAAACGATGGTTAATGATGACGTTGATATGAATGCTGCTATCGCTAAGGTAGTAGAGAAATATCCGCATTTCTCACAAGTGCAGCAGGAAGAAGAGCAGAAACCGTCCTTTTCAACAGGGCAGCACAAGAAAACACCTGAGTCCCAAGCGGACCAATGGCTAAACGCATTTAAATAAAATTAAAACAGGAGTGATTTAATATGCCACCAGTAAATTATGCAGAAATGTATCAACAAGCATTGCAACAGAAGTTCTCAGCAGGATTATCCTTTAGCGCTCTTTATGCGTCACCAAACAATGCTAACATCCGATGGACGAGCGCAAAGACGATTCAGATTCCTAATATCACAACAGGAGGATTTGTAGACGTTGATCGTGACGTTATGGGGAATTACACGCGCCGAGTGGATAATTCATGGATCCCAAAAACACTCGAACATGACCGTGAGTTCAAAACGCTTGTCGATCCACAAGACATTGACGAGACGAATATGGCTCTTACAATTGCGAATATCACACGTGTGTTTAACGATGAGCATAAGTTACCTGAACTTGACAAGTACATGGCATCAAAATTATATGCAGAATACACTAGTTTTGGGGAAGAAGCTAACACGGACGATGTTACTGTTGATTCTGTGTTAAACATCTTCGATGATATGATGGAGGAAATGGACGAAGCGGAAGTGCCGCAGGAAGGCCGTATTCTTTATGTAACCCCTGCTGTGCGTAAGGTTCTTAAAAATGCTGAAAAAATTCAACGTACATTAGAGGTTAAAGGCGAATCTAGTGCGGTTAATCGTAATATCCGTTCTTTAGATGAAGTTGAACTTATTTCCGTTCCGTCTAGCCGTATGAAGACACTATACAACTTTACTGATGGAGCCGTTGCTGATCCAGCTGCACGACAAATCAATATGATTCTGATCCATCCTATTACTGTTATTTCTCCGCAGAAATATGAGTTTGTATCTCTTGATGAGCCTAGTGCTACAACGGGTGGTAAATACTTGTACTACGAGCGTAAGTACTGGGATGCATTTTTAATTGAGCAGAAAGTAAAGGGTGTTAAATTCAACGTTGAAGCACCGACAGCGGGATAATAAACCGGAGAGCTTCGGCTCTCCTTAGAATTGAGGAGTGATAATATGCCAAAAGTAAAAAAGGGTAATCGGATTTTAAATGTAGAGGACGATCGTGTTGAGTCTTATCTTAAACAAGGATACGACGAAATTGGCGATTCAGGAGAGGTTTTGAAACATGCTACAGGTGGAAAGAGCGTACCAGTAGGCGAGTACAACAAACTTTTAAAAGAGTTAGAAGAGCTCAAGAGTGGTACGTCACAAGAAGAAATCGAAGTGCTAAAGAAAGAAAACACAGCATTAAAAGGTAAAATCACAAAGCTAGAAAAAGCCGCTAAAGAGGCGGAGTAGGTTAGGAGGCTAGTTAAATGGAGTATTTAACATTTGCGGAGTTTGAAGAGTTGAATGGTAGAGAGTTAGACGAAGCAACCTTTAATAAACTGCTCCCTAAAGCTTCTGCCATCCTAGACAACGCAACTAGCCATTTTTACCAGATGAACAAGATGGAAAGCGACAACCAATGGCGTGTAGGTCAATTTAAACGAGCGTTATGCAGTCAAATTGAGTACTTTCACGTCTTGGGAGCTACCACCTTCGAAGAAATCAATAACTCACCACAGACGTTTTCGGCAGGTCGCACAAGCGTATCTAACGCTAGTCGTTATAATCCAAGTGGTGCGAACGAAAGTAAACCGTTAGTCGCTGAGGACGTGTTTCTCTTTTTAGAAAAAACAGGCTTATTATATAGTGGTGTTGCTGTATGGTAATGCCTAAACCGCCTATTGATTTTTGCATAGACTCATTTGAATACAAAGAATATCTAGGCGAAAACAGTTGGTCTGAACCTGAATATGCTGCACCGGTACTAATAGAGCATTGTCGTATTGATCGGGGAGCTGAATACACTTCAACAACATCCGGAAAGCAACTGCTATATAATGCGGTTGTTTTTTGTTATGAAGGGATAACGACTCCTTTACCAGTGTTTAAAGTGCAGTCTGTTCTTGTGTTTGACGGTTTAGATCATGTTTTGACCAAGGTTATACCGATATACGAAGCTTATAGTAAGACCATTTACTCTTACGAATTAGAGGTGGTCTAATGGTGCAAGTTACTGTCAATTTGGATAGAGCGAAAATTAAGCTCAGTAGCGGGAATGTGAAACGTGGTCGATATGCATTAGCTAATCAAGCATTAGCAGATATGAATCAGTTTGTTCCGATGGATGAGAGTATCTTGCGACAAAGCGCAACGATTGATATTGATGGAACGGGGATCAATTACAATGCTCGCTACGCAAGAAGGTTGTTTTATAAACCTATGTACAATTACACTACACCGGGAACGGGCCCGCGATGGGACAATAAAGCGAAAAGTGTATTTATGAGTGACTGGATCAGAGCTTTCACAAAAGGAGCTGACTGGTAATGGATTTTATCGAGCGTCTAACTGAAGAAATAAATGAAATGCCAGGGCTTCCTGTCACATTAAAAAAGGGATATCTAGGTGTAGATGAGTCATTTGTAGTTTATCCTTTACCGGGATCAAGGGTTGTTAGCCAATATATGGACGGAACAAGCGAACAACAACTCAATTTTGAATTCGCTATGAAATCAAAATCACAAAGTAAAATACATTCGACTTTGTGGGCCGTGCAAAATGAGTTAGAGGCATTAAAGAGTTTAACGAGTAATGATGGTAGTTTTGAATTTGATGAACTAGTCATAACCAATAAGCCATTTATCAACAATGCGGATGAACAAGGATGGTTCACCTTTTTATTAGATGTACAAGCGAATATAACAGTTTACAAGGAGGAATAGATCATGGCTAGAAGTAAAAACGCATTACGAGGGCATTATGTTCAAGAATACACGCCAGGACAAGAAGAACCGGGAGCAGAATGGTTGGAGCTTGCGAAGTGGATCTCTACTATTGGAGATGATACACAAGAGGAAACGGAAGATACAGCGTACTACGATGGGGACGGCACGCCAGAAACGGATGTTATTTCTGTTGCGGGAGCTTATACACCAGAAGGCACTTATGATCCAGAAGACCCGGCGCAAGCGTTAATCGCAGGCAAAAAATACAAAACTGGTGACGGGCGTAAGATTTGGCATAAAGTTGTATCCGCAGATGGTAATACAGAATGGGTGGGACGTGCTACTGTAACTGCTATAGTTGCTGGTGCTGGTGACGCGAGTGCTTATGAGACATTTAGTTGTAATATTCGTTTTGACCGTATTCCAGAAGAAACTGACGTAACACCAGTAGGATAAGAGGGGCTTAACGCCTCTCTTTTTTAAAAAAGGAGGATAACCATGTCGCAAGAATTGAAAATTGACATAAAACGAACAGGATTTCCTGTGAAAATCGGGACACTAGAATTGTGGTTTGACAGTTCACTAGAAAATTTAAGACGCTTCTTCAATGTGGAAGAATTAGCTGAACAAAAGCTAAAAGAAGCACAAGAAAAAGCAAAGCATATTCATTTTCCGGAGGTAGTTGATGTGGACTCCTTAGATCTCGAGGTAGTTGATGCTGCATTCGATGTAAACAAAGAATTTATTGCTGCTCAATACGACATCATTTTCGGCGATGAGACATTTAAGAAAATTTATAAAGTTTATCCTGACATCATCGCTCTAGAACAAGCACTTGAACCTATTGGTACGGCAATCGCTAAACGGATCGAGGAACAAGAGGAAGAACGATCAGAACAAATAGATGCAAAGAAAAATGAATACTTAAACAAAAAAGCCCAAAAGCAGTAGGTGATTAAATGCGGTTAAACGACCCTTTAGTCACCTCTTTTTTATATAACGGAAAAGAATACGATATAGATTTAGCATTTGATAACGTTCTGGACTTGTTTGACGTCCTAGAAGACAAAACCCTTAGAGACTATGAAAAAGCTGAAATTAACCTAGAATTGCTCTTAAATGAGTCATTAAAAGGAAAAGAAGCTATTGATCTATGGAACTATGTTTACGAGCATTTCATTGAGATCAAGAACAAACAACCAATTGAATATGACAGATTAGGAAATCCGATGCCTGTTAAAGAAAATGAAAAGGAACGTTTTATTGACTTGGATAAGGACGCTGAATATATATTCGCATCATTCCAACAGGCATATCACATAAATCTTTACCAGCAACAAGGGAAGCTCCACTGGCATGAATTCCAATCCCTGTTGAATGGCTTGCCATCTAATACGATCATGCAACGCATTATACAGATTAGGATGTGGAAACCAAGTAAAGGCGAGTCGAGTGAATATAAGCAATCTATGAGGGAGTTACAAAAAGTATACGCACTGGAGGAGGTGAAAGAATAAATGTCAGACGGATCCATTAAGATAACGATTGATGTTGACGGCAAGCCGGTTGAAGCGGCTTCCAAAAGTCTAGATGGTCTTGAAGCATCCGGTAATAATGCGGGGAAGGGTGTCAAAGCGACTGAAGACGGCCTAAAAGGTGTCGGTAATGAGTCGAATACAGCGAGTGGCAATATTAAAAAGTTTGTTGCGGCACTTGGGCTTGTAGCCATTGCAGCATCCGCTTTTCAAGTTTTAAGGTCTAACATGGATGCAGCAATCTCACGTTTTGATACACTCAATCAATTCCCGAAGGTCTTACAAGCGTTAGGTGTATCGGCTGAGGACTCAGAACGAGCTATGGGGAGGTTGTCGGATGGTATTGACGGATTACCTACAACTCTAAACGATATAGCGGGTAGCGCTCAACGTATGTATACATCTTTTGGGGATATTGATGAAGCGACAGACACCGCTATTGCTTTAAATAATGCTTTATTGGGGTCCGGATCAAGTGCAGAAGAAGCGAAACGAGGTACAGACCAATACATTAAAGCGTTGCAAGCTGGAAAAATCGACATGGACACATGGAACACATTATCTGAAACAATGGACGTTGGGTTGGTTAAGATTGCGGAAAGTTTTGGTTTTGCAGGAAAGAGCGCTAAGGACGATTTGTATAACGCCTTGAAAGACGGAACGATCACGCTTGATCAATTCAACGCTAAACTTATTGAGGTTGGTACCGGAACGGGAATTATGGCCCAACTCGCAAAAGAGAATAGTTTAGGTATTGCTACATCACTAGGTAACTTGAGGACCGCGGCTGCTAGAGGAATTGCTAATATCATAGAATCGTTTAATAAACTTTCAAAAGAAGTCACAGGCAAAGATATTGCACAAAACATTGATAGTTTGAAAAACATCGTGAACGCCTCTTTTAATACGATCGGAAAAGCAATAGAAAGTGCTACTCCTATTGTTGTATTCTTTGCTGATGGAGTGAAAGCAGCTATTCCAGTTGTTGAAGCACTTACACCTGCAATCCTCGGATTAATGGCGGCTTATGGATCTTATGTAGTTATTACAAAAGTGAGCGCGGCTATTAGTGCATCAAACGCAATATTAAAAGTAGCAATGGCATCATCTAAAGCATTAACACTGGCCACGCAAGCGCAAATGGCTGCTACTGTAGCTTCAACAACAGCCACTAGAGCTGATACTATTGCAAAGGCGGCACAAGCCGGAACAATCAAATTAAGCACACTCGCAATAGGGGTCATGACAGGAACTATCAAGCTATCAACTGCGGCGATGGTTATTAAAACAGCCGCCACATATGCGTTAGGTGCCGCGATTAGGTTTTTGATGGGTCCTGTTGGTTGGATTATTACAGGTATCGGATTGTTGGTAGCTGCTACTGTAGGATTGGTTAGGTGGTTCAAACGTTCGAGTGAAGAAAGCAAAAGGCTAAATGCGGAAACGGAAGAACTAGGTTCAGCGACTGAAGCCCTAAGCGACTCAATCAATAGCTCATCCGAAGCCTATAAAGAAAACCAGAGAGACATCAAGGCGACAGCAGAAGCAAACAGCGAACTGGCTAGAAAATTAGAAGAGTTATCCGAGAAGGAAAATAAATCTGCATCTGATAAAGCCTTGCTTAATTCTTATATTGAAGAATTAAATGGATCGGTAGAGGGGCTTAATCTTGCATATAGTGAAGAAGCAGATGCATTGAGTATGTCATCCGAACAAATTCAAGCGCGTATCGAACTGATGAAAGAGCAAGAAACGGCTCAAGAAGCGCAGAGTAGATTGACCGAAATATTAAAGGAACAAGCGGAAGTCGAGAGCCAACTAGCAGAGACGAACGCATTACGAGAAGAATGGAATCAGAAGCTAGAAGAAGGTAGCGTTAAGGGAAGAGAGCATAAAAAGGCACTTGAAGAACTTGACGAACAAGAACAGCTATTGAAAGAAACGACTGCAGAATTAGCCGTGCAACAAAAAGAAACAGAAGAACAGATAACTAATTCTATTGAAGCGATCACCGAAGCCACTCAAAGCGGCGTAAGTAATCAGATCATAGCATTTGATGATTTATCCGAGTCACAACAAGCGACAGTTGAGTCCATGAAATCGACATGGGAAGATTACAAGGATGCCGCTACAGATATGTTTGATACACTGAGCGATGAAGCTGAACTAACTGTAAGCGAAATGACCGCCAACCTTGAAGAAAACCAACGAATCATCGGAGAATGGGCTGAAGGTATTGCCTCACTAGCAGAACGCGGAGTGGATGAAGGTCTATTAAATACTTTGCGCGAAGCTGGTCCTGAATCGGCTGGACACGTTAATGCCCTTGTGAATGCATCTGACGAAGAATTGGCCGGATTGAGTGAAGCTTTCGCCAAAGGTGGAGATACCGCAACCGATGCTTTAAGCAAGTCATTAGGAATCGAAGAGTCTGGCGTGATGGAAGCTGTAGGACATCTAGTATCAGACACCGAACAATCTCTAGCTCAACAAATTGAAGCTGCTGACTTTAAATCTGTCGGTAGTGCGATACCGGAGGGAATGGCTGGCGGAATTGAATCTGGATCCGGTAAAGCGGAGAGTGCCTCTGGACAGATGGCTGACGACACAACAAAAGCCGCTAAACAGGCATTGGGTGTTAATAGTCCGTCAAGAGTTTTTAAAGAAATCGGAACAAACATCACAGAAGGTTTAGCGCTAGGAATAAACGATGGTACTTCCAAGGTTATTCAAGCTATTCAGAAAATGTTTAGATCCGTTCAGGACGACTCGACACGAAGCTTTAAAGATATCACCAAACGCTATGACGACTCTGTTAGGGATATAGAAACGTCGCTCAATAAACTGCCTGAAATCACTCAAAAAGCAATGTCAAATATGCTAAATAGACTAAAGTCTGGCGCCAGTCCTCAAGTTAATGTTATGAGGGCTTTATCTCGTGATTTGTTAAGTCCTTTTAATCAAACACCATCACAATTTAACTCTATCGGACAAAGTGCGATGTTAGGTTTAAATGCTGGTCTTAACGCTGGTCGAAGTAGAGTGATGTCAACAGCCAGAAGTATTGCTAACCAAGTAGCCAGCACTATGCAACGAGCACTTGATATTAATTCCCCATCAAGAAAAATGAGAGACAAAGTCGGTAAATGGATACCTGAGGGAATCGCAGTTGGTATACGAGAAAATGCGAAGTCTGTATTCAATGAGTTGGATAATCTATCAAAAAACATGATGATTACTTCTACTCCTGAGCAAGCTATCGGGGCGTCTAGATTGGTTTATTCGAGTGGCGGAAGTGTAAATGCGTCGAGAGTTGGCGGTACAACTGGTGCGAAAAATAAGCAAGTCGCTTCTATTACTAATAACGTTACTAATAATTTCACTCCGGCCGAATCAACACCATCCGAATCAGCTCGTAAACAAAAACTTCAATTGCAGCGACTAGGAATGGAATGGGGGTAGTGTTTTGTTAAAGATATTTTATACAACATATAATGGTCAAAGTATTGAATTATATAGCTATCCCTTTCGTGTCTATCTTGTAGAAGGTTTAGGGGATGTAGAAGCGGAGATTCAAGCTCAAAAATCTCCCTATCAAGATGGTTCGACTTTTCTAGATGCAGTTTTACAAGAGCGTCATATAACAATAGGGTTGAAGATTATAGGTGATAATGAGGTTGAATTATCACAGCGTAAGAGGCGGCTATCAAGTATTTTTAACCCGAAGTTAGGGTTGGGGATATTAAAGGTGGCGATAGCTAATGAAATTTATGAAATTGAAGCTGCAGCTGAAAGTGTCCCTTTTTACCCTGACGGAAAAACTAATCGCGGTAAGTATTTTCAAAAGGCGCAGATAAATTTGATTTGCCCAAAACCGTACTGGCAATCGCCAATTATTCGAACAGAGGAATTGAATGCGTTTGTTCCAAAACTGAAATATCCTACTACTTACCCTGTTACCTATGGAACACGTGGATCGGAGGCAACGTTAACAAATGATGGCCATGTCGCTACTCCTGTGGAGATTGTGTTTGAAGGTCCCGCCGTGGAACCGATTATCACCAACCGAACAACGGGCGAATTTATAAAAATTCGGCGTGAACTAGGTGCTGGTGAAAAGTTGGTCATCAACACTGCGTTTGGACGTGATCGGAAAGTTGAGATAGATCGTGGGAATGGTGTGATCGAGAATGCATGGGGCTACATTGATATCTGGGAATCTGCGTTATTTCAACTAGAAGTAGGTTCGAATATTATTGAACACAATGCTTTAAGTGGTTACGGTTCGGTGACTGTATCTTTTAAAAATCAGTATGTAGGTATATAGAAAGGGGTGGAGAGCTTGGCAGAAATTGGACGTTTTTTTGATGGGCCAACATATGGAGCGCAGGAACATGCAGAGTTTTATCAGAACTTTTTAAGTACAGGGTTCTTTTCAGGTCTAAATATAGTTACAAGCGAGAATATGACTGTTGCAGTCGAACCGGGCAGTGCATTTGTGGAAGGACATGAATATAGAAATACATCTGAGTTACTTTTAACGCACGCCATAGCAAGCCCTACTTTAGATCGTATAGATAGAGTGATTATTCGCTTAGATTTAGCCCCGGATGCAGATAGACCTTTACGAGCAATGGTTCGTAGTGGATTACCTGCAAGCAATCCACAACCGCCTGAACTTATTCGCAATGGGTCTATCTATGAATTATCACTAGCTCAAGTAAGGGTTATAGCTGGTAAGTCCTTTATTGAATCTCATCAAATCACGGATGAACGAGGCAATATTGATGTTTGTGGAAGAGTATACTTTCCTTCGAAAATGACAGGACAAATAGACAGCATCGATGTAAAAGGGCCATCTGCTATCGCTAGTGATTTCGCAGATGGTTTTAGTCGTTTCTATGTTTCGGGAGCCGCGCAGCCAAGCATACTACAAGAATGGTTTAACTCGTTAGGTGTGTCTCCTTCTGATTTTGGGAGGAATTTAGATCAGTTACGAGTTTATGTTGAGGTGACAGCGAATAAAACGAATACAGGAATTCAAACCATAACTATTTTTGATTGGACTGGATCAAATCAATATAAGATCTATGCTGTTTATAAAAGAGCATCTAACTCACGAACAGGAGCCACACCGTGGGGGAAATGGCACCCTCAAGTTTTCGTGGTTGACGAAGGGGAAAATGAATACGGACATTTCATAAGATACAGCAATGGAGTTCAAGAATGTTGGTGTACGCCACGAGGGGCGACAGTAGATGTATCAAGTGGTTCATTATTCAGATCGGAGACAGAAACAATCCCTTATCCAGCGAGTTTCATTACATCTAAACCGCGTCATGCTTCTGTAGAGGTCTCAAGTACTTTGCGATGGGGAGCAGTCACAGGAACCGGGGGATCTAACAGTATTGGTGTAAGGCAATTTAGTACAATTTCATCAAGCACTGAATATTCTTCCAGAGTTTATGTAACAGGGTGGTGGAGATAGTGAGAGTAGAATATATTAATCAATTCAGTTATGAAACAACCGAATATGACATCGATCACGAAAAAGAAATTATTCGTTTGACTTTAAATGGTACAGAGGAAATCTTTCATGATTTATCCTCCATTTCCGAACATGAAGAGAATCGTAACGAAGAGGGGGAAGATATCATTCATCCTTTCCCGATCCATGAGGCCAAAAGGATAAATGGAGAGTTACACGTTAAGGTATATAACTACTACAGATAACATCCATTAAAGGAGGGTGTATTTTTTATGCAATCAATTAAGATTTTATCTAATGAATTTGAACCTCTTTTTGATACTACTGATTACGTGAGTATGATGTTTACCGAGCGTTGGCATGGTGTAGGAGAGTTTCAATTAGTCATTCATCGTGAAGCAAATGGAGTTGAATATATCCAAAAGGATGCTTTAATCGCTTTGGCTTCCAATAAAGTCGGGATCGTGAAGCATAGAGAAATCCAATTAGATGAGAACGGTAAAGAGACTGAGAATTGGCTGTTCAAGGGCTGGACGTTAAAAGGTTTAGCTTTGCAACGTATTACGGTTCCACCTTCTCATACTGCATATGACAGACGTTCTGCCGATGCAGAAACGGTTATGAAGCATTATGTTCTAAATAATCTTGTAAGTCCTGAAGATCCTCGGAGAGCGATGAACAACGTAGTTATAGCCGCTAATCAACAAAGAGGTCAGTCAATCAGTTGGCAATCAAGATTTAAAAATCTAGCTGAGGAATTAGAAGCAATAAGCCTAGCCAGCGGTTTAGGATGGGATATTGTCTTAGATACATCAAACAATCAATTTCTACTGGATGTTTACGAAGGGAAAAACCTGAGTGTAGATAATCAAGATGGTCATTCCCCTGTTTTTTTCTCTCCTGAATTCGGCAATCTCAGATCTCAAGGTTTTGTGGACAGCGACTTGGATTATAGAAACATCGGTTATGTCGGTGGCCAAGGTGAAGGAGTCGAAAGAGAAATCATCGAGTTAGGAGAAGCCGCTGGCATTAATCGGTATGAAGTTTTCATTGATGCAAGAGACATCGGCGGTGAAGACGAAGAGGGTAACGAGATTACACCAGAAGAAGAAAAAGCCATGTTATCAGATCGAGGGCAACAGAAACTGGATGAGATGCAAAATGAAATGTATTTAGAAGCACAGATAATGTCGCCGGTCAGTCAAACAGTCTATGAACATGAGTTTATTGGTTACGCTAGTCCTTATCAACCTTTGTATGACAGGAAAAAGAAAACGGAGTTATTCGGTCCATTTGTGTACGAAAAAGATTACAACCTAGGAGATATTGTAACGGTTATGAACCGCGCGTGGGGTGTTATTGCGGATCAACGGATTACAGAAATAACGGAAATTCATGAAGCGAGTGGATTTCAGCTTGAGGCGACATTCGGTTTAGCGAGACCGACCCTTATCTCGAAATTAAAAAGACAATTTTCACAGATGGAAGGTGAGGTGAAGCGGTAATGAGCAGTCCAGAAAGCAGAGATTTACCAGAAGCTAACGGTAAGATAGCTCCTGCCTATTGGGATGAGCCTATAGGCGATTGGCGACCACCACGCGGTGCGGGAGGAGCTACCTATGTACACATAACGAATCTACCAGCGATAAGAGAGTTTAAAAACCTATCTGTTCATGTCGGGACTTCACCGGTTAGCATTGCAAATGGCCATAAGAAAAAGTTGGTGCTGCGAGTTGTAGGGGATGGGCCGGTGTATTTGGGATCGGATAGCAATGTCTCAGTAGACAACGGGTTCCCGATTTTACCTGGAGAAACCTTCATATTAGAGGGGGATTTTACTCTGTATGCAATTGCAACAATTAGCCAACAGTTAAAAATTCTCGAATTAAATTAGGGAGGCAATAAAAATGTCGCGGCAAAATTTAAATATTAATCATTATGCAGCAAGCAGTGGAAGAAAAATAGCTGAAGATGGAACAACGGTAAATTCAGCGGATATTTTACGGAAATTAGAAGAGAAGATCGATTCTGCGTTAGATGTTCAACTAACGGGGAGTAATCTTGAGTTTTATCCCGAAACACAAAATGTAGAAGTGAACAAAATTGAAGAAATCTTATCCAACCAAAAAGAGATTATAAATGTCATGAACTCTGATAAATTAATTTTCGGCATTTATTGGAATAAAGAATCTAGTCCGCAAATGACACGGACTGATGCAGCAGAAGGTCTTGTTGCAAATGTTGGTGTAGATGGAGAATTAGTTAAAAACGATTTTGATCGG